GACTTCTCACCAGAGATGAAAAACCCCGACTAGCGGGGATAAGGCAGTCCTTTATACAAGGGCTGCCGTTGTATTTCAATAGGTTATAAATCTATTAGGGTGCTATGATTGCCCACTTTCTCCCGATAGTGTGGATGGAATGTGGATACATCCCTTTAGTGGATTAAATTTAATAGCGTCCAATAGATAATCTTGAGCAAAATGAGCATAGGTCATAGTTTGCAGAATGCTGGCATGCCCCATAATCTTCTGTAAGGTTAATATATTTCCACCATTCATCATAAAATGGGCGGCAAACGTGTGTCGCAAAACATGCACCGCTTGACCATTAGGTAGATCTGGTTTTATCTCTTTCAGTAACTTCCTGTATGATTGATAGTTAACATCAAACAATAAACCAGACTGCTTAGTCTTAACTGTCCTCATCACCTTATCAGAAATAGGGATAGTTCTGTGTTTACCGTTTTTTGTTTCAGTAAACGTAACGCGATTATGCAGCATGTTTTCGGCCTTTAGCTTAGTCGCCTCTCCCCATCTTGCACCAGTGTTTAAACATAGAACGGTTAAACGCCAAGCATCATCAGTAACTGCACTTAACAATGTGGCAATTTCTTCCTTGGTAAGATAAGACATCTCCGGCGTTTTTTCCTTGAGCGGTTTTATACCTTTAATTGGGTGAATTCCTGTATATTCCTTTATATCGATCAGGGTAGTGAAAATACCGCCAAACATTGTCATATCTCTATTGATGGTTGATGCTTTTATGCCTTCGTACAACCTTCTGGAACGATATTCGTTTATAAAACGAGAGGTTAACTGGTAAGCAGCAGGATCACCCATATCCCTGATCATCCCCATCACTGTCTGCTTTCTTTTTACGCCCCAGGTTAAGTTGCGCCCCTCGTAGTCCCACCAAATATCAAAAAGTTCCGATAACGTTCTATGATCCTTTGCTGTTGGTTTCCATTCTTGATTATTAACATTAGCTAAGATGTTTCGCTCGAATGCGACAGCATCCGCTTTCTTGTTAAATATACGCTGGACTCGTCTTCCCGATCTGCCCTGCGGTCTTACATCCACTTTATAACGTCCACCTTCAAGCGCCTTAATTGCCATGACTGCGCCCTCCGGTTAGACGAGGTAGTTCTATACCTGTCTGAAAAACATAGTGTTGATAAATAGATAGCCAACTTTCGGCTCTTAAAGCGAAAACATTGTTCTCGCGCGCCCATTGTGTGCGATAGCCGGCGATATCTGACCAGCTTCAGGAGCAATCTTTCCGGTGACAAACCAAGTTGAATATTTTTCTACCTTTTTATGGTTAAGTATTGCGCTAATAGCGATCCAGCTTTTGGGGGCTTCACTTTCCGAAAAAAGTAAGCCTATTTTTTCGACTGCTTCTATTTCTTTCAATTTTTCATTAAGTTTCATGCAGATTTTTCCTCCTGTTCATAATTTTTAGGATCGAATAGGGCTGGCGCAATTTGGCCTATCTCTGGTGCTGTTTTGCCAGTTACAAACCAAAGAGCATATTTTTCAAATCTAGGGTGACTTAAAATTTTTGTGACGACGTCCACATCTGGCATAGTTTTTCCATTTTCATATCTCCATAAAGCATTGGTAGGAATTCCAAGCATTTCAGCAGCTTCTGGGCGGCTTTTTAGTCTCTCGCTTTCCCGCATCAATAATAATTTCTCTCCAATAGTGATCTTCATATTGCAGTTCTCATCTGTATGGTGCATTATTAGTTCATGTAAGCCAGTTTGGGGTGTTCTGTAACAGAAATACCCCAAAAAGAGAGATTAGCACATGAATGAACAAGTTTTGAGATTGTTGTTTCAGATCCCAGATCCAATCACGGTTAATGAATTCCGTCGCCGTACAGGGAGAACGGAAAGCAGTGTGCGTAAGTTGGTTGACCGCCGTCGCTTACCTGTCAGAACCGAGCGCCAAATTAACGGTGCAGAATTTAGTGATATGCGTCTGATGATCATGTGGAATGAGTGGCTGGAAATGATTTATGAAGTGACCGGCAAATTGCCTCCTGATGAGCGTATCAGCTGGAAAGCTCAGTGGTTCAATCAGGTAGATGAGCCTGCTCATAATTTAATCGGGATACTGCAATTATTGTTTAAAACCCCTGATCCAATCTCAGTTACGGAGTTCTGTCGCCGTACAGGGAAATCAGAAAGCAGCATCCGCAAATTAACTTACTTGGGTTGTTTACCTATCAAAAGCGAACGCATGGTTAATGGCAGGCGAATTCATCTCATGATTATGTGGAATGAGTGGCTGGAAATGGTTTATGAAGCCAATAGAAAGATATCTGCTGATGAGCGTATCGGCTGGAAAGCTGGCTGGTTTAAGCGGGTTAATAAATTGGTTGATGATTTGGGAGTTATACCGCCCGAATTGGAAAGGGTAGAGAGCATTGTAAGCCGGCAAGCAGTAAGTAATGACAGCATAATAGCTATGAGGTAAAAAAATGAAAAACTCAACATCCCTGGAACGTTCAAAACTGCAACTAACGATGATGGCGCGTCTGCATGATGTTTTTGCTGATATCAAAGACGAGGTTGAAATCACCCCTGAATATATTCAGGACACGCTGGGGCAGTTTATGCAGGTTGCAACGGGGAGTGATTACCCTTTTTCTAAATCTGTGCGGATTGGGTTTGGGGAAGTGAAACAGGTTCAACCATATCAGTTAGCTGACGAGGTAAAGCGAGCCATCAATGCCACAGAATCAAAGTCGTCTGATGATAATCGGCTTAATAACTTCCTGTCCCGTGAAATGGCTCTGTGCCTGGACGATGTTTTGCATCGTTATGTTGTATGGGAAAAAGTGGAGTCTGAAAATGAAGTTTTAAAAATAGCCCGAACTCTTCATCACGCATTTTCAGAATATAGAAAAGATAACAACTATATTATTTACGGATTGCCAGTGCTCAAAAGAATGATTTCATTCGGGGTCAATTGGGCTGATGATGAAGAGAGTTTGAAATTACTGCTTAGGAAGAACTGTTTAACCATCAAAAAAGCCCTCAATGTATTTTAAGAGGTAATCAATATGCAAAATACTATTCCAACACCCGTGGAATTAAACAAGGGTAGAGTCAACAATATGTCACCCGGTGCAGGTTTATTTATTCAAATAGAAAACAAATATACCTATGTTGAAAATATTATTTTCCCGCTTTCTAGCTTACGTGCGATCTATAACGCCTGTAATAGTGGAAAAACCGTGGTGTTGATGGTTGATGGTATTAGCAATCAATGCCCGTCAGTTTCATATAAGACATTTGTTCGATTTTTTTCTGATGTGATTAATGCCATCGAAAAGTTAAATCCGAAGGCTTTTATATTTAAGTTAACGGTTAATGAAGATCTGTCGTGTGAATGGTGCGATTTCCAGCTTACCACAACACCCTGCGCCGGACAGGGCTAAAAGTCGGCAACATAATAATAACGATGAGGTAATCAATATGCGAAAGCCGCTACCAACACCAGTGGAATTAAGCAAGGGACGAATTAAATTTGGTACGTTATTAATTCGCCCGTTACGTCCCAGCGCTGTTTGCACGTTCACCCGCTACCAGATCGGGGACAGTGAATATTCCTACGGTAAATTTGCTTCCAAAGCGCAGGCGCTGAGTTTTTGTCGGCAGTTATATGAGGAACGGTTAGATGAACCAATTACAGAGGATGCAGTACAAATATAAAATTTCCAGTGATGATTTTAATAAAAAATCCACTAATACCAATTGTAAAAACTCATTGATGATGACTTTAGTTTCAATTGGTTTAGCGACAACAATGTTAACCCCGTTATTATCCCTATTATGAGGTGATATCATGGCGAATACTGAACCCTGCCGCGCTGTATCATTAACGCTGGATGAGAAAATCAAAGGATTAAATAAAACGGCTGAGTTACTGGCACCGATTGTTTACGATATTAAAAAATCAAACAGCCAACTGGCCGATTTTATTGCATCTATGCGTGACCGCACCAATAACCGCGTCATGAACAATGAAAAATTGTTGCATGCAATGTTTTATTTAGCCGGGTTTGATAAATCCCGTTATAACGCCAAGTTTAGTGAATTCACGGAAGCAGAGATCCGTTCGTTAATTAGGGTCATTAATCAATTTAAAACGGTAGCAAAAGAATTGCCGAATAAATTAGTGATGCCAAATTTAATTGAACATTAATTTATAACAAACGTTTTAATTATTAATGCGTCAACCCGCAGGGATTTTTATTACCTAAAAACCGGAAATAAAAAAATGAAAGATAATTATTCAGCCAAATATGCCATAAAAAAGACGGATGACGAATTCATCAGACAACTCGTTAAAGAGGTGCGCCAGGAAGAACGGAAACATTGCGCCAGTTTATATGCCGTCCGTCTGGTGAAGTTGTCCTCCCATGTTCTGGATAAAGCGCTTTCGCCTTCTGCCAGTGCAGACCTGATCCAGCGCGAATCTGAAAACATCGAACGTGAAGCGCAGGAGTGGAACTATGTCTAGGGAACTCGATCGTGCCTGTGAACACGCCGCCGAAATACTGGAATGCCGGATAGCCGCCCATGTTAACCGCCCGGTCGGGGTTTCTGCATTTGCGTGTGAAGACTGCGGCCAGCCTATTCCCGCCCAGCGTCGCCGGATTGTTGCCGGTGTCACCCGCTGTGCAACCTGCCAGAGCGTTTTTGAACTGAAACAAAAACATTACCGGAGTGTGTGAAATGGCCAATAAAACCATTCTCAAATGGGCAGGCTCTAAAGCCCGCATTATGGATAAGTTACTGCCGCATTTGCCAGCGGGTAAGCGACTGGTTGAACCGTTCGCGGGTTCCTGTGCTGTGATGATGAATACGGATTATGAGGCTTATTTGGTCGCGGATGTGAATGCCGATTTGATTGATATGTATCAGGGTATCAAGGCCGACTGTGATCAGTTTACAAGAGCGGCGGCGATTTGGTTTTCAACCGCCAGAAATAAAGAAGGGTATAGCGAATTAAGGCGAGTATTTAATCGTAAACAGCATTTTGCTGAGGATAAGTTAGCCCGTGGGAGTTTATTTTTAACGTTAAATCGTCACTGTTTTAATGGCCTGTGTCGCTATAACGGTAGAGGAGAATTTAATGTTCCCTTTGGTAAACATACGAACCCTTATTTCCCCGCGACTGAAATTTGGGCGTTTGCGGATAAAGCTGAGCAAGCGTCCATTGTCCATCTGGAATGGCAGGACACGTTAACTCTCGTTGAGCCTGGTGATGTTGTTTATTGTGACCCACCGTATTTAACCAACGAGGGTGCATTTACCCAATATTATCAATCCAATTTCAATAATACTGAGCATGAGGCGCTGGCGGTTGAGTTATATACGCTGAATGCACATCTTGGTGTACCGGTTATCGTGTCTAACTCGATTGCCGCCAAAGAGTTGTATGCCGATCTCGGCTTCACTATCCATGAAATCGACGCCCCGCGCACGATTGCCGCCAATGGCAACCGTCAGCGTGCGAAAGAGATTATTGCCGTGTTGGCAGGGAGGCAATAATGGCAACAGACCATGCACCGATTGTTCTTGATCCTAAAAACGGTGTTTATATCACTGGCACCCGTTTTGCGGTTGTTGTTCATGAGAAACATCCCGGCAAATTGGCGTTGTTGCAATTCAACACGTATGACGGCATTTACTCTCTGGCCGGCTGGCATGATAACGAGGTGTCACTGGTCGCTGAACTGGTGAACCTGCATATTTCCTATATCCGTCACAAAATGCGCTCGGTGACAGAATATCTGGCCGCGGTTGAAACCATCGCCAAACGCTGTCAGACCGCGCTGAACTTGCTAAACCCGGAAACTTACGGCGGTGTGGTGACATGTTAAGCCGTCCGATTGATTTCAGTGTCCAACCCGAAGCTGAACCCGCCAATGGGCAGTATGCCTATTGGTGGAATGCACCGCGCCATCAGGCTATTGCCGGTATTGAAAGATCGCTTACCCGTGAAAGACGCCTTCAGGGGCAAGCGATTTTAGAAGATATCGATTCTCTGCCCCGTATTCTGCGTTATCCCTATCAGAAACGTTATGAAAAGACGTTGAAAGAACAGGGTCTTCTGAAAGCCCAGGATTTTCTTTATTTCGATTTCCATCAAAAATTCTGGCCACGCATTGAGGCAGTAACCCGTCGTTTTGAGATGGATACTCACACCGCGCTGATGACGACGGCGCGCATTTCGACCGAAATCAGCCAGTTTAACCGCCTGCCTGATCTCCAGAACAAGCCGCTTAAAAAACTGGCGACTCAAATTGCTGCCGGATTTTTCAATCTGTTTGAACAGTATTGTGATCAGTGCATTGCGGAGGCGAACGGTGATAAAGAAGCTATCTATCAGATGCGCAACCTGTCTCCGATTTATGGCGAGCTGGCGAAACTGGCGCGCGGACTGCATGTCACACCGGCGCATTATGGCCGCTACCTTAAAGGCACGTTGCAACAGGGTGATGTGGTTGCGGCGGTATCCCGTCTGGTGAATGACGATTTCTGGTATCGCCGGCTCAAGGCGCACCGTACCCGCTGGCGGGAAGCGTTATTGATTGCTGCAATGGCGGTCAATAAAAACCGTTCCCCGTATGCCAGCCGTCAGGCCATTCAGGAGGTGAAATCTCAGCGTCTGGCCAATATGCAGTATCTGGAGTCAATGGACATTGAGGATGTGGCCACCGGCGAGCGCTTTGATCTGGTTGAGAAGGTCATGCAAAGCATTTCTAACCCGGAAATTCGCCGTATGGAACTGATGGCGCAGATTGCAGGGATTGAACGGGTTGCCTCGGCGCGTGGGGATATCGGTATGTTTATCACCATCACTACCCCGTCAAAATATCATCCGACCCGCCAGATGGGGAAAGATAAGATAGCGGTACTCAACAGCGGTTGGGCTGACGCCGCGTATACCCCCAAAGACGGCCAGCGCTATCTGGTGCGGGTCTGGTCTAAAATCCGTACCGCGTTTCGGGATGCAGGGTTGGATGTGTATGGTGTCAGGGTGGTTGAACCGCATCATGATGGCACACCGCACTGGCACTTACTGCTGTTTACCGATAAGGCCAGTCGTGCGGCGGCGGTTGAGATTATGCGCAAAAAAGCCTTGCAGGAAGATGGCGACGAACGCGGCGCGCAGAAGTACCGCTTCGAATGCCAGCATATGAATAAAGGCGGTGCAGTCGGTTATATCGCCAAGTACATCGCCAAGAATATCGACGGTTACGCGCTGGATGGCCTGATCGATGAAGAAACCGGCAAGCCGTTGAAAGATGCCGCGGCGGCGGTGACGGCGTGGGCCTCAACGTGGCGTATCCCGCAATTTCAGTTCTATAACCTGCCCGCTAAAGGCGCGTACCGTGAATGCCGTCGCCTGCGCAGTATCAATATTGCTGACCAATTGGGGGAGATTGCCGAAAAGGTCCGTGCCGCCGCCGATCTGGGTGACTTTGAAAACTACATTCTGTCACAGGGTGGCCCTTGCACCCCACGTGATCAGCAGACTGTCCGTGTTGCCCGTGAAATCAGTGACAAACGCAACCCCTATGATGAAGCCGTCTCAAATGTGGTCGGGATTTACGCGCAGCTCAACCCTGCCGCCGGTGTGTTGAAAACACGCGAGCGGGAATACCGGATTGTCAAAAAGCACGACAGCCAAGCCCCAGCATCCGCTGTGGCCGGTGAGGGTCTTGATCTTTTAAAAAGCGCCATCGGCGCGCCTCGGAGTCCTGTCAATAACTGTGGATCAGGGGATTGGCAGGCATGGGAGGACAGCCCAGCGTTATCCGCGGGCTTAAGCGGTAAGGCGTTATCCGATGTTCTCCAATGGGGACGGGCAACCGAAATCAACACGGCTGAGAATAGCGTACAGCGCGAGGAAATCGGTATTTCGGGGTCGCGGGTTATCTCACGTATTGAATTAACAGAACAAGAAGAAGCGTTATTGCCGGCAATGATGCGTTTTACTGAATCAATGGGTTACCCCATCGGCAATAAAACGCTGGGCAAGATGTTTATTAAGGGCATGAGTATGAGTGTTGACGGCCAACGGCTGCAAGTGCGTGAGGGCAAAGTCAGGTTGATGGATATGCCGGAAGAGCAGGAACGGAAGCAACGCGAGTTTGAGGCTCGCAAACAGGCGCGCCGCGAGGCACTGCGGCAGCGGATTATGAATATTGGTGACATGAGGAAGAAATAATGAAAGCTGAATGTGTTATTGATATCAATGTTAAAGAAATACAGGCGCAGGGTATCAAATACGCCCGTGATCTGCTGATTGCTTCATACATCGGAGGTTTTATAGATAAACCGGAGTCAGAAATCAGGGATATCGCAAAAATGCTGGATGGTGCAGCTATTCAACTGGAACAAGAAAAGTCTGACTGTTGGATAAATGATGATTTTGGGGATAAGTGGTTGTCGGAATGTTCAGATGAATGATGCGGCACTAATGTCAACGCCAGAAAAAATCTGGCGTTATCAAGGTAGAGTTGCCTGTTGGTAATCAAGAATTGCAACGGCAGATTGGTTTTCTTCATAAATTACACTGTAAAACAATAGGCTGATGAGTCGCATAACGCGAGTGTCTGTCAGTTGACAAAATAGATAAAATGCACCAATATCATGATTGACAAATTCGGATTTTTGCACCATTAGGAGAAAATGCAATCTATGACAAATCATCGACTGCCTTGGGAATGCTATCCTCAGTTGAGTGAGGAGCGCCTGACTATTATTGCAGAAGAATTATTGAAGGTTTTGGATAATACTCATGAGCAGCTTTCGTCATCGTTAGATGATAATTATACCCGAGGTACTTGTACATTCGGGCGGCAAAGAAACCGATTAATTCATTTATGTTCAGACGATGCCTATGATTGGCTACATCTGACCAATCCGGGAATGGATGTTACTTTTACCATTGATGGTATTCCGGTTCGCTTTTTTTCAGATGACCCTGCTAACCCTAAAAAGCCAGGCTTTTTCCGACGCAATGAAGTTGATCAGTTATGGGAGCCAGAGGTAACAATTTCCACTGTACACCGTTTCGTGGTAGAAAAACCTGAATTTGAAGGTGAGGGTGCACGGGTTCACTTCATTGGTTTTAATGCACTGGATGAAATGGTTTCCAAATGGACATATGGTGAAAGTCGAGTCACTGTATTGCATTCAACTGATGATGCGCTTCCTACATCCGTACCTATTGAGCTTGATCCTATCAGTGCGCTTATGCCTGATAAAGACAAGAAAAGCCATAATGAGTAGTAGGTGATTAAAGTGTTTAACGGTTCTAATTTACGGTTGGCTCGTCTGTATCACGAGTTATCACTTGAGCAAGTAGCTGAACAGGTGGGAAAAACCCGTCAGTATATTCAGCGGCTGGAATCCGGCTATGCTGTGCCAACCAATGGGCTTGCGAATGAATTAGCTTCCGTCTTACAGGTTATGCCTGAGTTTTTTGATATGGAAGGACAATCTCCAATAAACGAAGAAATTGTCCATTTTCGCAAACGTAGTTCAACGAGAATTGCAACAAAACTATCGACACTTGCTAAAGCGGAATTGTATCGTCGTTTGATAGACTTGTTTGAAAAACATTTGAATCTTCCGGCGGTGAAATTTCCCGAAATTAAGGTTTATACGCAAGAAGATATTGAAAAAGCAGCCGAGCAATGTCGTATAGATTGGGGTTTAGGTTTTGGGCCAATAGACAATATGACGCGTTTGGCGGAGAAGTTGGGAGCATTTGTCACATCATTTGATTCTGCTTCCGATGATGTTGACGCATTGTCAGTTCCACTTGCCCGACCATTCATTGTTAGGAATACAGCGAAAAAATCCCCCTGTCGCCAGCGCTTTGATATAGCCCATGAGGTGGCTCATCTTATCCTGCATGGTGGTATATCAACAGGGGATAGATTGACCGAATCACAGGCAAACCGATTTGCTTCTGCATTACTTTTACCCAGAACGGCGATGGCTAAATATTTTCCTCGTCCGATAGGTGGAAGAATTGATTGGCGAGGACTCAGTAATTTTAAGTTGATGTGGAAGGTGAGTAAGGCAGCTATCATTTATCGGGCACATCAGTTATCACTGCTAAGTGACACGCAATATAAAACCGCCTTTTTGGGATTAAAACGCAAAGGTGAAGCAATAGACGAAAAAGAGGATTATCTGATTCAGCATGAAAAACCAGAGCTCTTCCACAGGGCGATTAAGGTACTGCTAGATGATCTTAACATTGATATTAATTCCTTGGCGCAGAGCTTAAGTATCACACCAGACATGCTGATTGAATTGGCTAATGACGATTTAGTCACTCGCTCAAATCAAGAAGTGTGCTCAGAGAACGTTGTATCAATGTTTGCGTATCGTAACAGGATAGCTTGATTTTATTTTTTAAATCCCGTTTCGGCGGGATTTAATTTTGTATTTTTCCACAAAAAATTCAGGTGAGACGTCAATCACTGCTCTGCATAAATTCCTGCATTCCTTGCACGAATCCGCAAGATCAAATCAGGATCTTATGCCCCACCAGTTACCAGTATTGGCGCGCTTCGGATGATCCCTTGCAGGTGCATAAAAAGCGACACATTTAGTGGGCAGGCGCGGCGGGGTCACGACTGCGCGCGGCGGCGTTTGGTGGTATGCTGAACTCAACTTTTATATTGAAATCATCCCACTTGAAACTACTTTTCTTCGGGTAAAAAAAGACCGCCTCGCAGACGGTCGTATCATCTACGTGATATGGGTTAGTCGTTGTTGTCCCCGTCCAGCGAATAGCGTCCAAACCGGATCACTTCTTCCCCGAGCCAGTCATTCAACTGTTTCATCTTGCTTTGCAGTGGCAGCAATTCGTTGCGCACAAACACCTTGGCCGCTTTTTCCACATCGCCAAAGCCGCCGGTATTCTGCGGGATAATCCCCATTAGCTGAGGAGGGACACGGTGCGCCGCCAACATATCATCACGGCTCACATTCTTGATATTCAAGAATTCATCTTTCGCCGCGGCTTCGGACAGTGGGATAGTCTGAATGCCATCTTTCTTGCCGCCGGGGGCGTATAAAAACAGATTGCGAAAATTGCCGGGGCCTTTGCTGCTTTTCAGGGCTTCCCGAATTTTATCCACATCATCCGTTTTCTGTGCGGCATCACTGATATAAAGGATATATCCCGCATGCGAGCCATTAAGGTAATACTTACGGCGGAACAGTGTCGAGGCTTCATTGAGTAGAACGGACGGAATAGCCGCCAGATATTCCGGTAAACCATACAGCTCCTGGTTAATGTCCGGCTCTATCAAATGAAAGACCTTCCCGGTTTTGAACTCAAACGGCTGGATCTCATAGCCATACTGCACAAACCAATAGGTATCGAGATCAGCCCCACGGCGCGTGAACTTCGCCGGCGAGTGTTTCAGGGTCAGCGGTTGCCCTAATCGGTTATCACGCAATTCCAGGTAGCCATTGCCGAAGAGTAAAAAGTCCAGCGCCCAGCTATCAAACACTTGGCGGCTTAAATACGGGTGCGGAATGAACGTGCTGGTCAGGATGTTACGTTTAACAAAAATGGCACTGCTATGATGGGGGGCGGCGCGGAACGTGCGCGCCAGCCCGTTAAAACTGATGGGCGGCTCATAGTAATTATCGACGCGCACACATTCCAGGTAATCAAAGATTTCACGTTTATCCAGCACGGGGATAGGGTCACCAAACGTAAACGCCTCCATTGGGGCGGTATCCGGTGTCGGTGTCAGTTTCTGGCTCTGGCGTTTCTTATTCTTACGGCTCATTAAAAGACCTCAATAATATTATGATGGTTGCTATTCTCGCCGGTAATCGGTTCGTTATAGAGTGCGTGCATGGTTGCCCAGGCTAAATCCGCATGGCTGGCTTCTTCGCTACGGTCAGCTTCATAGGTGGGGCGGTTGCCGCTGGCGGTGGTTGCTCGCCGAATGGCCATAAACGATTGGGTGATGTCATTGCTGCCAGCGTCATATTCCAGCCGGTCATGGCTGATAACGTCATAGGCTTTGAGTACCAGGGCATTTTTTAACGCGGGGTTATAAACAAACTCTTTTGCCGCCGGGAAAAAATCACGCACATTTTGTAAAACACCGTGACCCAGACCGGTGGAATCAATACCGATATATTGTACGTTATAGCGTTCGGTCAGTGCCTTGATCGCATCAGACTGGGCGCGAAAATCCATACCGCGCCATTGATGGTGCTCCAGTATCCGAAATTTGCCTCCAGGGAACTGGGGCGGCGCGATGACAACACACCCAGCACTGTCCCCGTTTTGTGTCCCTTTGGCCGGATCGTATCCAATCCAGACCGGATGGTAGGCGTACGGACGTATCATCAGGGGTTGTACGTCGTCCCACACTTCCCAGCTATCAACTAAGCATTTTTGCATGAGCTGTAAGTTGAAAATTGACGCGATATCATCGACAAACTCACACATTAGCAAGTTTTCGAATTCATCAGGGCTATATTCGAGATAGAGCTGGTCGATATCAAATAAGTTGCACCCCCCTTTCATCGCATCTTCAATGGTGACGATTTGCCGCCATTGACCATCATCGCACATCATGCCGTTAACTAAGGCGCGGTGGGTGGTATCGACCTCAACATGATCTGCCTTGCGTCGTCCGCGATTAAATAGCTTTCCTGACCAGAACGGATAGGCACTGTGTGTGAGTGCCGATGGCGTTGAGAAATACGTTTGGCGCCACTTTTTATGCATCGCCATGCCCGATGCCACTTTGCGCAGCTCTTGAAAGCGGGGTATCCAGAAATATTCATCCAGATAGAGGTTGCCGTGATAACTTTGGGCTGTGCGGGCATTCGTCCCCAGAAAATAAAGCGTAGCCCCATTGGGTAAAACAATGGGATCGCCTTTGAGATCAACATCCACCTCGCGCGCCATATCAATGATGTAACCTTTGAAAACGTGCGCTTGTGCCTTACTGGCCGATAAAAAGATTTGATTGCGTCCGGTGATCAGGGCGTCCATAAACGCTTCGCGGGCAAAAAAGTACGTTGCCCCTATCTGGCGGGATTTGAGAATATTGCGAATGCGGTGTTGATGTCCTGCGCCATACCAGACTTTCTGGTACTCAAACATGTTTTCGCGGAAAATTTGCTCGAGCTTTTCGATCTGTTCTTCGCTGAACACGTTCTTTTCCGGGGCGCGGCGCTGACCCTTGTTGCGGTTGGCTATCTTCGGGGTCAGATCCGCTTCATTGCCGCCCGCCTGATAACGGTGAATTTTGGCGTGCCGTTCAAGCTGACGGTACAGCAAATCAATCTCTTTGAAGTCTTTCCCCTCTTTGTTTTCTTTGGCTATCAGCGTACAAAGGCGCGCTTCAACACTCATTTCAACGCGGTCAAAGGGGGTGATGTCATCCCATTTGTCACGCCGTTTCCAGCTGTGAATGGTGACGGCGTTTTCGTTGAGGATTTCCGCAATGCGCGCGATCCTGTACCCGCTAAAGTACAGGTGCATCGCTCTCTTACGTGGGTCAATATCGTGTAATGTCTTCATGCCGCCAGATTACTGACTGGCTGGCATGCCTGCCCTGCACGCCCATTGTGCCATTCCTCATACAATGGTCAGGCATTGTTTCCCGACGCCAATCCCTTAAACATACGCTCATTCAGTTTATGCACGAACATTGAAATTGTCGGAGCCTGTGCAATGACCAAAAAAACCAAGCCCGTGCGCCTTTGTGTTGAAGGCGCTACGACTGACGGCCGCAAAGTCCAGCGCCAATGGCTGACGGATATCGAAAAGAATTACAACCCCACGGTTTACGGTGCCCGTATCAATATGGAGCACTGGAATTACGCGTGGATGCCGCGTTTCGGTGATGTGGATTCAGTCTACACCGAAGAAATCAGTGAAGGCCCATTGTCCGGCAAGCTGGCGCTCTATGGCGTGCTGACGCCGACGCCTGAACTGATAGAAATGAATAAAAAGCGCCAGAAAGTCTACACCTCGGTGGAAATCAACCCGAACTTTTCCGATATGGGCGGCGCTTATCTGGTTGGGTTGGCTGTCACCGATAATCCGGCCAGCCTGGGCACCAGTATGTTGCAATTTAGCCAGGATGGTGAGGGGCAAAATACCAATTTGTCAGAGCGCAAACAGCATAAAGACAACGTCTTTACCGCGGCCGAAGAAACCCGGATTGAGTTTACCGAAGACAGTGATAAAACCGGCTTGTTAGACAGTATCAAGGCGCTGTTTACCCGAGAACGCAAAACCAATGATATCAATTTGTCTGATATTCGCCAGTCCATTGAGCTGTGTGCAACCGAGCAGGTTAAAACCGCGGGTGAAGTTGAAAAGCTCTCACAGAAAATAGATGAAATTGATGCGTTTAAAAAGCAAACCGAAGCATTACGCGCTGAATTGGACACCTTGAAAACCGATCTCAGCCAGCAAGATAAGCAGCCCCAACGCCCCCACGCTTTTGGCGGTAACGGCGAAAACACCGAAAACCTCACTGACTGCTAAACGGAAACGACGATGAGAACAGAAACACGCTTTAAATTTAACGGTTATCTGACCCGTTTGGGTGAACTTTACGGTGTTGAACCCGCAACGTTCACCACCGCAAAAGTGGAAATCGCCCCCAGCGCCGCGCAAAAGTTGGAAAGCAAAATTCAGCTCAGTGCTGTATTTTTAACGATGATCAATATTGTTCCCGTTAAAGCGCAGGTGGGGGAAAAAATCGGTTTAGGTATCGGCTCCACCATCGCCGGGACAACGGACACCAAAGAGAAAGACCGCGAACCGACCGATCCCACCGATTTGTCCAAACAACAGTATCACTGTAAGCAGACTAACTTTGATACCGCCATTCGTTATGAAAAATTGGATATGTGGGCCATTTTTGACGATTTCCAGCGCCGTATTCGTGATGAAATTATCAAACGCCAGGCGCTTGACCGCATCATGATTGGCTGGAACGGCACCCACCGCGCCGCGACATCTGACCGCACCATCCATAAATTATTGCAGGACGTGAATGTCGGTTGGTTGCATAAAATCCGACTGGAAGCACCCGGCCATGTGATCGGTTCCTCCACCGATAAAGACACCCATATCACGACCGCCGAACCCCTGAAAGTGGGTAAAGGGGGCGATTATGCCAACCTGGATGCACTGGTCATGCACGCTGTGGATGAAGCCATTTCCGAGGTGTACGCCGATGATACCGAACTGGTTGTCATTTGTGGCCGCCAACTGTTATCCGATAAATATTTCCCTATCGTTAACCGTGACCAGGCCAACACCGAAGCGTTGGCGGCGGAGGTGATTATCAGCCAAAAACGTATTGGCGGTTTGCCTGCGGTGCGGGTGCCGTATTTTCCAAAAGACGCCATGTTGATCACCCGACTGGATAATCTATCGATTTACTGGCAGGAAGACTCGCGGCGCCGTCAGGTACTGGATAATCCAAAGCGTGACCGGGTGGAAAACTACGAATCGGTTAATGAAGATTACATTGTCGAAGATTACGACTGTGTCGCGTTGATTGAAAACATTGAGCTGATCAAAGCCAAGCTTGATGCGCCAGTTAAAACAGATAATGCCAACAAAACGGAAGAGTAAAGCGTGAACCCGTGGGAAAAGAAACGCATGCAAGTGGAGGCCAGACAAGCCGCTGAATATGGCCGGCTGGCCGATCCCTCAGTCACCACGCAAGTCAAGCTGATGTTGCGCCAGCACCGGCGAGATCTGGGCAAAATCCAGTCATTTGAGCGCAAAGCCATTTACAAACGTAACGCGTTGCCACTGTATGAAACGTGGATCACGGAAACCCTCCGCCATCAGTCAGGGGGACAGGATGACGTTCTGATGTACCTCATGTTGTGGAGCTTTGATGCCGGTGTTTATGCACAAGGGCTGGATATTGCCGAATATGCCTTAAAGCACCGGCTCACCATGCCCGAGGGGCAATCACGTACAACGGGCTGCGCTATCGCCGAAGAAATGGCCGACCGGGCTAAAGACGCGTATACCGCGAAAAACCCGATCCCATTAGACATATTACAGCGCACCATGTCACTGATTGAACATGAAGATATGCCTGATAAAGTCCGCGGGGAACTGCATAAATGGCTGGGTTACAGCTTGCGTGATAACGACTTCCCACAACCCGCATTGTGCGAGTTGATGCGCGCCCTGGAGCTCCATGATCGCTCAGGGGTAAAAGCAGATATCAAACAATTAGAGAAAATTCTGGCAGCGAAAAACAGCGCTGACCATTAACGAACGTGCCAACGCGCCAGGGCGGCGCGGGAGAAGAAACCCGTTTTCGACCTCTCGCCCACCGCCCTACCTAATTTGAGGTTGTTATGGATTTCATTTCACCCGAACCGATCAACGAAGCCGCCCAGACGATCACCAGTGGTGATTTCTGGCCCCCCATTGATACGGCCGATTTTCGCGCCACCATGCGCAGCGATGGTACGGTGACCCCAGGCCGCCTGTTGGCCGCGCTGAAAAATGCGGTGATTGAAACCCACCGGGAACTGGCGGGCTGGCAGTCACAACAAATCAGCCTCGGCTATCACACGCTGGGCAGTGTGCCGGCCAGCCAGATTGATGATGAATCTGAACTGTTATACCTCTACCGCCGCGCGGTGTATTGCATGGCAAAAGCCGGGCTTAGTGAGCGTTACCGCGACATTGACACCACCGCGGACGGGGCGAAAAAGGCCGATGCACTCGATCCCACCATTGACGATTTGCACCGTGATGCCGTGTGGGCTATCCAGCGCATTAAATGCACGACACACAATATCGTGGAGCTGATCTAATGCAGGTACGAACACAACAATATGACACGGTAGACGCCCTGTGCTGGCGCCACTACGGACGCACACACGGCGTCACCGAGCAGGTACTGGAGGCCAATCCTGGTCTGGCCGAGGTTGGGGCGATTCTGCCCCACGGCAGGGTGATTGAACTGCCGGATATCGCGCCCGCCCCGGTGACGCCGATGATCCAACTATGGGACTAAGATATGGACAAACAACCTGATATATGGGCCGACTTACTCAACGGCCTAAAAAACTCATGGCCGCAAATATCCGGCTCTGTTTTGGCGGCATTAATTTGTTACGGGCGCCTGATTTATGACGGTATCGAGCGTAAGAACCGCTGGGTGGAACCGTTGCTTTGCGGGGCGCTGTCCTGGGGCATTGCCAGCGCGCTGGAACTGTTCGGCATCCCCGGCAGTGTATCGCCGGCACTCGGCGGCGCTATCGGATTTATTGGCGTTGAGAAGCTGCGCGAGTTTGCGATCCGCGCCATTAATAAGCGTTTGGGAGGTAAAGAATGAGTCAGGGCGACAGGGGCATTCGCAACCATAATCCGGGCAATATCCGCCACGGTGATAAATGGCAGGGATTACGGGATACCCAGACCGATAAGGCATTCTGTCAGTTTGTTGCCCCTGAGTGGGGTATTCGTGCCATGCTTAAGATTTTGCGTAATTACGAACGCCAATATGGCCTGAACAGTATCCGACAGATCATTACCCGTTGGGCACCAGAGACAGAAAATGATACCGAGGGTTACATCACGTATGTGAGCCAAACTGTCGGTGTATCCAGCCATGCTGTGATTGATGTTAACGACAAATCCATCATGACAGCATTGACTAAGGCGATGATACAGATGGAGAACGGCAAGCAGCCTTATTCTGATGACATCTTCGTACAGGCGTTTAAACTGCTATGAGGAATTGAACGATGGGTATTATTCTGGTTCCAATAATTTATGTTGTCGGTTTTATTGCGGCATGCATTATTTTTACATTGATAGAAAAACGAGCTAACGATCCGGAAGATTTTGGGGTCATTTTGTTTACGTCATTTATATGGCCACTACTGGTCATTTTGATGCCGATTGTTTTTGGATTCTGTTTTTTAGGCAAAAAATACAATCAATTTGTTGGCAGACAATAATGAAATGGCAACTAAAATTGGGCGCTGTGATTGTAGTTATCGCGCTGATGGGATCCGCCGCCTTTTCCGTCTGGTCTGTGTATACGGAAAATGGGCGGCTCACCGAAAAAAACCAGGCGTTAAACCAATCGCTCTCAGCGCAAATCGCTCTCAATCACCAACAGCAGGCGCGCATGAAACACCTAGCTGAACAGGATGCGGTGCGCTTACAGGAATTGACCCATGCCAAATCTGAAATTGATAAGTTGCATAGCGCTGCTCTGGCTCACCCTGAGCGGGTGTACATCAAAGCCCGGTGTCCCGCCCCCGCCCCCGGCCTGGCTGATGCAGTCGCCCCCCGACCTGTTGACACCGCTGTCGGAAATTATTGGTTACTCCGAGAGCGTATTGCCCTCGCCGGACAAATGATCCGCGGATTACAGGACTATATTCAGACACAGTGTCAATTACCGGTGCCTTATGAATAAACCCCACTTATTACGCACCGCGCTGACGGCCAAAATGCCCTACCTGCGCGATAACCCCGAATACCTGCATTTGTTTGTGGAAAATGGGACGGTGCGGGCAACGATGGCATCATCATTGTCTTACGAATATGAATACACGCTCAACCTGATTATCGAAGCCTGGCCGGGCCAGCAGGATATCTTAATGGCGGTGATCGTCCACTGGTTACGTGAACACCAGCCGGACATCTTCGCCAATCCCGATAACCGCAGCGGTTTCACCTTTGATGTAAATATCCTCAATGACGCCACCGCCGATATCAGCATTGATTTAAAACTGACTGAGCGTGTTGTGGTCACCCAGCAGGGCGAGGTCAGCACCGTGACCGCTGTCCCTGAGCCTGAAAACCCGTTTGACCGGTGGTGAAATGGACGATAACGCATTGCAACCCCTGGATACCGCCCTCACGGCATTGTTAACCCAACTGTCCCCCGCCGGTCGCCAGCAACTGGCCCGTGAGATTGCGCGGGATCTGCGCCAAAGTCAGCTCCACCGTATCCGCGCCCAGCGTAACCCCGATGGCAGTCGCTATACCCAGCGCAAAGCACAAGTAATTCAGGTTCAGCGAGGCATGACCTTTGTCTGGCGGGGCGAAACCCGTACCTTGAAAAACTGGCAGATCCGCAAGGGCAAATCGGGCGAGGTGATCACGGGGTATGATGCTGAGCGCAAGGGCGTGCGTACCTTCTACAAAAACGATATCCAGCGCTTTCTGGCCGTCAAAATTGATCGCATTAATACCCGTAAAAACAGCAAAAAAACGCGCATGTTTAAGAAACTGGCCACTGCCCGTTACCTGCGCCTGTCGGCCAGCGATAAAGAAGCGGCCATCTTCTTTGCCCCCAAAGTGGCCACTGTTGCGCGCGTCCATCATTTCGGCCTGAAAGAGCGGATGCGGGGCAAAAACATGGAAGTCAACTATCCATCACGCCGTCTGTTGGGGCTGACACCACAGGATATCGCCCATATTGAAGCGCAAATCCTCACCCATCTCACCCGCTAATGTGTGTCAGGGCTGACACAACCCCGATAGCGTGCAGACCATTACGCACAGTGACATGTTGTGCGCATGAACACACAATTAACCGAACTTTTGCGCCGGCTGCGCAACCTGATCCGCATTGGCACCGTCACTCAGGTAGATACTACCCGTGGCCTCTGTCGCGTGGAAACCGGTCACCTTGAAACGGACTGGCTAAACTGGCTGACGGCCAGAGCCGGGAACGCCCGGACATGGTGGGCGCCCAGCGTTGGCGAGCAGGTCTTATTACTGGCTATCGGCGGTGATCTCACCACGGCGTTTGTACTGCCGGCGATTTTTTCCGACGAATTTCCGGCCCCTTCCCACTCACCGATGGCCGCCCACCTGGTCTTTCCCGACGGGGCAGTGATTGAGTATGAACCCCAGACCAGTGCATTAACGGTCACGGGAATTAAAACGGCCACCGTGAACGCTTCGGTGTCTGTCCATGTCACCGCGCCGGATATCACCTGTACGGCCAGTCATCAAATTACCCTGGATACCCCGACAGTGCTGTGCACGAACCATTTGACCACAGGCAGTCTGGCGATCCGGAATGGCGGGGTGATGCGCGGCAATATCACCCACACCGGCGGCCAATTCAGCTCTAACGGGGTTGTGGTCGATTCTCACCGGCACCATGGTGTGCGCAGTGGTGACGGTACGTCAGGAGGCCCCGTCTCATGAGGTATCTGGGGATGAATCGCCAAACCGGTGAGCCACTGACGGATATTGACCATATTCGCCAGTCCGTCAGCGACATTTTAATGACACCCGTGGGGAGCCGGATCGCCCGCCGTCAGTATGGTTCCCTGTTGTCGGCACTGATAGATGCGCCACAGAACCCGGCGCTGCGCCTGCAACTGATGGCGGCCTGTTATACCGCTATCCAGCAATGGGAGCCGCGCATCATCGTCACGGCGATTAGGCTCAGCCAGAATGCGGCGGGACACATGACGGTCGATATCAGCGGCCATTATTCCCCTGCCCGTGATCCGATAGCGTTTTCTGTGCCAGTGAGGTGACACCATGCCAACCATTGATCTCAGCCAGTTACCCCCGCCCGATGTGGTTGAACCGTTGGATTTTGAAACGCTGTTTACCGAGCGTAAGGCCGCCCTGATCGGCTTGTACCCGCCAGAACAGCGCGACGCGATCGCCCGCACACTGGCGCTGGAGTCGGAACCCATCACCAAATTGTTACAGGAAAACGCCTACCGTGAATTATTGTTACGCCAGCGTATCAATGAAGCGGCGCGGGCGGCGATGGTAGCGTATGCCAAAGGCAGCGATTTGGATCAGTTGGGGGCAAATAATAACGTTTCCCGTATGATGCTGCATCCGGCGGATAACACGACCATACCGCCGACACCGGCATTGATGGAACCGGATAACGATTATCGTGTACGTATTCCCCAGGCATTTGAAGGCTTAAGCGTGGCTGGCCCGGTCGGCGCCTATGAATACCATGCCCGCAGCGCTGACGGCCGGGTCGCGGATGCCTCGATCATTAGTCCCGCGCCAGCGTATGTGACCGTCAGTATTTTATCCCGTGAGGGAAACGGGGCGGCCAGTGAAGAACTGATCGCGACCGTCAGCCGTGCCCTGAATGATGAGGACGTGCGTCCCATTGCTGACCGTCTGACCGTACAGTCAGCCAGGATTGTCGATTATGAGATTGATGCCGTGCTGTACTGCTATCCCACACCGGAGTATGAACCGATATTACAGGATGCGCGGGCACGGCTGGCACGCTACACCGCCGAGCAGCACCGCATTGGCCGCGATATTGTGCGCAGTGCTATTTATGCGGCACTGCATGTCCCCGGTGTTCAGCGGGTTGATTTGAAAAAACCCACTCAGGACATGGTGTTGGATAAAACGCAGGCGAGTTTCTGCACCCGTGCCACCGTGACTATCGGGGGTTCAGATGAATAACCGCCTGTTGCCGGTCGGTTCCTCACCGTTGGAAGTGGCCGCTGCCACTGCGTTATCTGGTCTGGCTGAGATCCCGGTGCCTGTCCGTGACCTGTGGAACCCCGATCGTTGTCCGGTGCAGTTGTTACCGTATCTGGCGTGGGCATGGTCGGTTGACCGCTGGGATATGGACTGGCCAGAGCATACCAAACGTGAATCTATCAACGCGGCAATGTTTGTGCATAAGCACAAAGGCACCATTGGTGCTATCCGGCGTGTGGTCGAACCCTTCGGCTATTTGATCCGCGTGATTGAATGGTGGCAGACCAACGACGCTCCCGGTACCTTCCGGCTCGATATCGGGGTGATGGAAACGGGGATCGCCGAGGCCACTTACTTTGAACTGGAACGGTTGATTTTTGATGCGAAACCCGCCTCCCGCCATTTGATTGGGATGTCTATCCAACTGGAAACGGGCGGTACAGCCTATTGTGCTGTGACCAGTTACAGCGGCGATAGCCTGACGGTTTACCCCTATTTCCCTAAAGAAGTGGTTGTCTCAGGTGCTGACGTGGTGGGCGCGGCAGTGCATGTTATTGATGATATGAGGATTAAATCATGAGTACGAAATACTTTGCGCTGCTGACACAGTTAGGCGCAGATAAGTTGGCAAATGCGGCGGCATTGGGCACTAAAATTGAAATCACCCATATGGCCGTGGGTGATGGCGGTGGCAGCTTGCCAACGCCAGATACCCGACAAACCAAATTGGTGAATGAAAAACGCCGCGCCGCGATTAATGCCCTGAATATTGACCCTAAAAATACCAATCATATTATGGTTGAACAGGTCATACCGGAGAGCGAGGGCGGTTGGTGGATTCGTGAGATTGGCCTGTTTGATAAAGACGGCATCTTAATTGCCGTCGGCAATTGTGCCGAAACCTACAAACCGCAATTACAGGAAGGCTCAGGCCGCACCCAGACTATTCGCATGGTGTTGATTGTCAGCCATACCGACGCGGTGACACTGAAAGTCGATCCGTCCGTAGTATTGGCGACTCGCGAATATGCGGATGCGGCGGTTGTCAACGCTATTCGTGAGCATGAACAAAGCCGACGTCACCCTGATGCGACGCTGAAAGAAAGGGGGTTTGTTAGCTTAAGTAGTGCGGTAAACAGTAACAGCGAAACGCAGGCGGCAACCCCGAAAGCGGTTAAGACAGCTTATGATTTGGCTGCAACAGCTCATCAAAATGCGGCCAATGCCAATAACAATGCCAATGCCAGGCTCGAAAAATCCAAAAATGGCGCAGATATCCCCAACAAATCGGAGTTTGTGAAAAACCTCGGTTTGGCGGATGTTGTTGACAGAGCACTAAATTCACTGGATACGCGTACCGGTGGCGGAATTAATGGTGATGTGACTGTAAAACAACTACTCACACAGTCATTGGTGTTAGGCGGTGGTAGCTTAGTGGTCGGCTCGCGGGATGCGGCCAGTTTCGAGGGCAACAATATAGAAATTCGTTCATGGTACGGAGTGGGCTTTAAATCGACACATAATAATCCCAATGATGTCACCTCCATTTATTTCAATACCCGCAATGGCGATATTGCATCTCAGGGCAATCTTTCCATTCTGAAGAATGTTTCAACAAAGGGAAAAATGACTGCTGATGGAGGGTTTATTGCAGGCGATGAATCACAGAATGCGTCACTGACTCCATGGGGAGATATTCGTGGTGCCACATGGGGTGGCTGGCTCAGTCACTGGTTGAACGCCTCGTTTGCCCGAAAGAATTCTGGGGTCTTTAGTGGTAAAGGCTGGTTTAAAGATGAGTCGACAGGACTGATTATACAGTGGGGGGCTGAATCGGAAAGTAACAGAAACTTCAATTTCCCCCACATGTTTTCCGAAGCTTGCTTTGTGGTATTAGTCACTAATTCAACTTCACAGGGGGCACGTATAGATAACGCGTTTGGCTATCCGGTGAATAATTCGGAGTTTTATGCCGCGACAAAACGAGAAGATGGCATAGTTAACAATTTTCCAGTGGCATGGCTGGCAATTGGGAGGTAACAATGAAAAATATTCAACACAATAAAACAAAAAGAAAATTCGATAATGACTGGTTTTATAGTGCCGCTGAAAATGGTTTTGTTTACCGGCCGTATGATGAACAGGGTTCTTATCCAGACGACGTGAAACCGATCACCGATGAATTGTACAAAAAAATGTTTGCAGGCCAATCAGCCGGTAAGCGGATAGTGGCAGGCGCGGATGGCCTGCCTACCTTGATGGAGTTACCGCCCCCAACACCGGAGCAATTGCAGCAACAGGCAGAACAGGAAAAACGCTATCGTATGTCACAGGCCGCAAATTCCATCACTCCACTTCAATATGCTGTCGATCTCAACATGGCAACAGACACAGAGCAATCGGCACTGATCGCGTGGAAAAAATATACCGTGTTATTAAACCGCGTAGACTGTTCGGCAGCGCCCAACATTGACTGGCCTAAAACGCCAAAATAACAATCAGGGGCACGCAGCCCCTATATTCATTCCGACTCAGTCAATTTCCGTTGTTGCTGATTCCAGATAGAATTCTCTGGCATTTGCACACGAATAGCGATAGACCGACCAACAGGGATATCAATCGGGTCACCGTCAACGTAACCCTCTCGTGTATTTCTGGCGAATGCGGGTGCGCCAGTGTGCTCTCGATGATACGTCATGATTTTGATGGAACCATCGGGCAGCACGCGATAATCCACCCAAATCAACGGCAGTTTATTTTTACACAGCGGTATCTCAACCCCACCATCAACTCCGCCCCATGCGGCATCAGCATTAAATCCCAGCACGTTTTTGATGAGGTAAACGCCCTCGGACAGGCGTTCAACGGTAGCACCCTCGGATTCGTCGTTGGTGGTAAATGTACCATCGGGGTAGATTTGGATAATGGGCGAGGATTTTTTTAGGTAACCATCAACGACGGTGTAATCCGTACTTAATGTGATTGTTCCTGATTTTTGCGGAAATTGAATTGCATAGTTTCTACTGGTCGAACTTAATGAGCGTTCATATAGGGTTAATGAGGGACCCGTGCTGGGGAAATTGGCCTCCAGTGACAAATATTTTTGATAATTCTGTTCGTCGGATGTGAAATTGATGCGAGGCCACCGCCCTTGCGCTTCAACAAACGCGCTATATTGCCTGAAAAAATTCCCAGAAACCCATTTCGTTGTCGCTGTATCCACTAAACCGAGGTTTTACGGATATCAATATCTCACTCACTCGCCGGAATAAAACGGTTCATCATGGAACGCGCAAAATAGTTTGTGCATAAAATAGCCGTATTGGTATATTGAAAAATGACCAAACCGCCATTTGCAGCAATATCATGGCATTGGACTGAATATTGAGATAATTTGTACCAGCCTCCACACAATCCCAACCACCTGCATTTTATTGTAAAGCCGACCACCATAACGAAATCACTTAAGCAGGAGTTTTTCGCTATGGCCCAAGACTATCATCATGGCGTGCGCGTGCAGGAAATCAACGAAGGCACCCGCACCATTACCACCGTCAGCACTGCCATTGTCGGTATGGTCTGCACGGGGGATGATGCCGATCCCAACACCTTTCCCTTAAATACCCCCGTCTTGTTAACCGACGTCCTGACCGCCAGTGGCAAGGCCGGCGAAACCGGGACGTTATTCCATGCCCTGCGGGCGATTGCTGATCAGGCGAAGCCCGTTACGGTCGTGGTACGTGTGGCACAGGGTAAAACCGAAGCCGAGACCACGACCAATATCATTGGCGGCGTCACCGATGAAGGCAAGAAAACCGGCATGCAGGCGTTATTGGCCGCACAAAGCCAGCTTGGCGTGAAACCGCGTATACTCGCTGTGCCCGGTCACGATACCCGACATGTTGCTGAGGCACTGGCGGGGATTGCCCAGAAGCTACGCGCGATGGCGTATGTCAATGCCTACGGCTGTAAGACTATCAGTGAGGCTATTAAGTACCGTGGCTACTTTAAACACCGTGAATTGATGTTGATTTGGCCGGATTTCCTGAGCTGGGATACCGTGACCAGCCGCGAAGCTGTCGCGTATGCAACCGCCCGTGCCCTGGGCTTGCGGGCTAAAATTGATGAAGAAACCGGCTGGCATAAAACCCTGTCTAACGTCGGCGTCAATGGGGTCACCGGCATTTCGGCGGATGTGTTCTGGGATTTGCAGGATGTCGCCACCGATGCCAACCTGCTGAACCAGAATGATGTCACCACGCTGATCCGCAAAGACGGGTTCCGCTTCTGGGGTTCCCGCACCTGCTCCGATGATCCGTTGTTCCAGTTTGAAAGCTACACCCGTACCGCCCAGGTACTGGCTGACACGATGGCGGAAGCCCATATGTGGGCGATTGATAAACCGCTGACACCGTCACTGGTACGCGACATCATCGAAGGCATCAATGCCAAACTGCGTGAACTCAAATCTAACGGTTACCTGATTGACGGCCAGTGCTGGTATGACGAGAACGCCAACAGCAAAGACACCCTGAAAGCCGGCAAGCTCTATATCGACTATGACTACACGCCGGTGCCGCCACTGGAAAACCTGCTGCTGCGCCAGCGTATTTCCGATCAGTACCTGATGAACTTCGCCAGCCGCATTAACAGCTAAGGGGCTCACTAATGGCATTACCTCGCAAACTGAAATACCTGAATTTATTCAATGATGGCAACAACTACGTCGGCGTCGTGGAGGAGGTGACCCTGCCCAAACTGAGCCGCAAATTCGAAGCCTATCGTGGCGGCGGCATGAACGGTGCGGCCAATGTGGATTTGGGACTGGACGACGGCGCACTGGATGCCGAATTTACCCTCGGTGGTATTGAAGCTCAACTGTATAAACAGTGGGGCATTGAGAAAGTGGATGGCGTAGCCCTGCGTTTTAACGGCTCCTTCCAGCGTGACGATACCGGCGAAGTGATTGCGGTTGAAGTGGTGATGCGTGGCCGCTTCTCGGAATTCGACCCGGGTAACTACAAGCAGGGCGACAATACCCAGACGAAAGTCAGCGCCAAAAACACCTACTTTAAATTGACGTGGGACGGTGAAGTGCTGGTCGAAATTGACACCGTCAATATGGTGGAAATCGTCGGCGGCGTGGATCGCCTTGAAGCCCATCGCCGAGCTATCGGCTTGTAACTCACTAATTTTTAACCCAAGGAACACATTATCATGACTGAACAAATCCCTGCCATCCAGCCTGAACATGCGACAGTGACGCTGGAAGAGCCGATTGCCCGTGGTACGACGTCGGTTACTGACATTATCGTGCGCAAGCCTAACAGCGGCGCCCTGCGCGGGGTGCGCCTTCAAGCGTTGATGGAAATGGATGTCGATTCCATGATGCTGGTGTTGCCCCGTATCACAGCACCCGCCCTGACCAAAAACGATTTATTACTGATGTCCCCCGGTGACCTGATTAACCTGAGTGTCGAGGTGGTCAATTTTTTGTTACCGAAGTCGGTGAAGTCCGATTTCCAGACAGCATAACTGTTGATGAACTGGTGGCGGATATCGCCACCGTCTTTCACTGGTCGCCCGCCGTGACCGCCGACATGTCCCTGCCGGAATTATTGGAATGGCGTTACCGGGCCATCAAACGGAGTGGCGCCGATGAGTGACCGTAATTTACGCCTGCAAGTGATCTTAAGTGCCGTGGATAAACTGACACGGCCATTTAAAGGGGCGCAGGCAACCAATAAGCGGCTGGCGGAGACCATCAAACAGTCACGCCAGCAATTGCGGGAGTTAAACCAGCAAGCCGGCAAAATTGACGGTTTTCGCAAAACCAAGCAGGCTCTGGGCAGTACCGAACACGCCTACCGTAGTGCCACCGAGCGGGTGGCGACGTTAAGCCGTGCCCTCAATGCCAGTGCCAGCCCCACACAAACCCAGATCAGGCAACTCCAGCAGGCTAAAAATGCCGCCCGTCAGCTAAAAGACAAAACCCATTCCTTAAGCCAGTCTCTGCAACGTCAACGGGATGCACTGCACGCCAGCGGTATCTCGACTCATCGGCTTGGGGAAGCTCAGCGGCGCATTAACGGTGATATCAGCCGAACCACCGGTGCGCTTGAGCGACAGCAGCAGCAACTGGAGCGGCTGCGCCAGCAGGAACAGCGCATGGCGGCGGCCAAATCCCGCTACCAGAAAATGAAGGATGTGCGTAATCAGGTGGCGACGACAGGCGCAGCCGCCACCGCCGCTGGGGTGGGAGCGCTCTACAGCGCCAAGCGCGTGATGATGCCGGGCTACGATTTCGAGGTGGGCATGTCGAACGTGCAGGCTCTGACTCGTTTGGATAAGAATTCTCCACAATTAAAAGCATTGCGTGAACAAGCTAGGCAACTGGGGGCAACAACCAGTTTTACAGCGAATGATGTCGCTGGCGGGATGGGGTTCCTAGCGATGGCCGGTTACGACCCTGATAAGATTCAAAAGTCTATTCCTGCCATGCTGGACTTGGCAAAAGCGGCAGGTATGGATGACTCACTGGCTGAGGTGGCTGATATTGCTTCTAATATTCAGAGTGCTTACAAAATCCCCGCCGATGAAATGAAACGAGTTGCGGATATCCTTACTTACGGTTTTACCACCTCTAACACTGATTTACGTATGTTGGGGGAAACCATGAAATATGTTGGCCCTGCTGCACAGTCAGCAGCCCAGGACTTTGAGTCGGTGGTAGCCGCTGTAGGGTTACTAGGGAATGTAGGGATACAAGGTTCGCAAGCAGGTACATCTTTAAGGATGGCATTGTTGCGTTTGGCTGCTCAACCCAGCGCGGCGAAGAAGGCGCTTAATGAATTGAATGTTTCCATTGCGGACAGTAGTGGAAAAATGCGAGCCATGCCAGAGATACTGTCTGATTTGGAGTCCGCTTTTAAAAAACAGGGTATTGGCGGCGTCGGTAATGCGAAGAAAATTGCGTTTGTCAAAGATATTTTTGGGGTTGAAGCTTCATCCGCCATGCTTGAATTACTGGATAAGCAAGGCTCGATAGATCCTGAAAAACGCATTGATGCATATATCAAAAAAATTCATGAACAGGATGATACAGCCCGTCAGGTTGCTAAAGCGAAAGCTGACAATATGGATGGAGATATCAAAAACTTGCGTTCAGCTTGGGAAGATATTGGAATTACTTTATATGATTCCGTCAAAGAACCTTTAAGGGATATTTTCCAAAAAGCCACCGATATTATGCGTTCCATTGGGAAATGGGCTAAGGCCAACCCTGAATTGACGAAAAAAATAACCATGATTGCCATTGGGTTGGGTGTTATCTTGGCTGTCTTCGGTGCTATTACGTTAGCATTGGCGGCTTTGTTGGGGCCATTGGCTATGGTTAAGTTTAGTCTGAGCGTGCTCGGTATTAAGGGCGCTGGTTCTATTCTGAAATTGGGGTCGGCATTTTCTGCTGTCGGTAAAGTGTTGTCGTGGTTGCGGGTGCTGGTGCTGACAAATCCCCTGTTATTGATCATTGGCCTGATTGCTCTGGGTGCCTATCTGATTTGGAAAAATTGGGACAAACTGGGGCCGTGGTTTAAAAAACTGTGGGATAACATTTCAAACTATGTTTCTACAGCATGGGCCAGTATTAAACAAAAGATTGTGAGCAAATGGGGTGAAATCAAGGCCGACATTTTAGCCAGATGGGATACCATCAAAACGTACATTTCAAATAAATGGGATGAGATTGTCGAGAACGCCAAGAAACTGCCAGGGCGGTTTAAAAAATTCGGGCGGGAAATTATCGATAAGCTGGTCACCGGCATTAAGGAAAAATGGGCAGCGTTAAAGCAAAGTTTGTCTGAATTAGGTACACAGATTAAAGAGGCCGTGACGCCTGATTTTATGAAAGAGCAGGCGCAACAGCCAGAAGTAAAACAGGCGCTGGAGGCCTATAACAGTGCAACACGCCCCCATGCCAACCCGTTTGGCTTTGCTGGCGCCCATGATACTGGCGGTTATATTCCAGCAGGGAAATTTGGTCTGGTCGGTGAATATGGCCCTGAGCTGATAAACGGCCCTACCCACGTAACCAGCCGCCGGCAAACGGCCGCACTGGCTCGCATAGCCGCCACGGCACTGTCAATGGGAGCCGTGTCTGCTGTGGGTGCCCAATCGACCCCACTGCATCCGTACAGCCTGCCTGCCGCGCACTATCAAACCACCGGGGTGGCAGTTATCAATCAGCATCAGCGTAATGACCGCCCCGCCTATGAAATTCACATTCATGCCACGCCGGCACAATCCGCACAGGATATCGCACAGGCTGTCGCCCGTGAGTTGGATCGCAGGGAACAGCAACAGCGTGCCCGTGCTCGCAGCGTTTTTTCTGACAGAGAGGATTTTTACTGATGATGGCCGCATTGGGTTTATTTGTCTTTATGCTGAAAACCACGCCCTACCAGAACTTGCAACACCAGCAATCGTGGCGCTATGGTTTCAATAACCGGATTGGTGTCCGTCCAGCTTTTCAGTTTATCGGGCCGAACAATGACACCATCACCTTATCCGGTTCGTTGTACCCGGAAATCACGGGGGGACGGTTATCGCTGCTGGCGTTACAACTGATGGCGGACAGTGGCAAAGCCTGGTCATTTCTGGATGGTCAGGGCACCATTTACGGTATGTTTATTATTGAGAGTATTGATCAGACCAAGACAGAATTCTTTGTCGATGGGGCTGCCAAAAAAATCGACTTTACTGTCACTTTACGTCGTGTGGATGAAAATCTGGGTGAGATGTTCGGTGACCTGAATAAACAACTGGATGACCTGAAAAACAGCGCGACCAACATACTGGGCAGTATTAAGACGGCGGCTCCCGATAAACTCACGAGGTTATTTTCATGATGTCATTACCACATCTGGGCTGGGTAACAGGTAACACTAACACGCCCGTTTATGTGTTGAGTGCGGGCGATAGTAATATCAATGCCCGCATTCAGGATCGGCTAATTTCCCTCAGCCTGACTGATAATCGCGGCTTTGAAGCAGACCAGCTTGATATTGAGCTGGATGACAGTGATGGCCTGTTGTCGTTGCCACCCCGTGGTGCTGAGTTTTCTCTGCATCTCGGCTGGCAAGGCGCCGCACTCATCCATAAGGGCAAGTTTATTGTGGATGAAATCGAATACAGCGGCGTACCGGATAAAGTGACGGTTCGTGCCCGCAGTGCCGATTTTCGGGCGACCCTGAATATTAGCCGCGAATTGTCCTATCATCAAAAAACACTCAGCGATATTGTGCGCACCATCGCCAGTCGTAATAACCTGAAGCCGGAGGTGGACAGCAGGCTGGCGGATATCCGGCTCAATCATATTGATCAAACCAACGAATCTGATGGCAGCTTCTTAACCCGGCTGGCTAAACAGGAAGGCGCGATTGCCACTATTAAAAACGGCTATCTGCTGTTTATTCGCTCAGGGCAGAACAAAACCGTCAGCGGTCGCCCGTTGCCGGTCGTAATGATTACCCGCCAGTCGGGTGACGGATACCGGTTTTCACTGGCAGACCGCAGCGCCTATACCGGTGTTTCTGCAAGTTGGCTGAATACCCGTGAACCGAAGAAAAAAGATAACGTCACTGTCAAACGTAAGCGGCGCAAAACAAGTCAGGCAAATCCACAGAAAAAAGAAGAAAAGCAAGGGGATTATCTAGCTGGCAGCGAAGGAAATGTGTTGGTACTGAAGCATACCTATGCCAATCGGTCTAATGCAGAACGGGCAGCAAAAGCAGAATGGCAAAAGATTCAGCGTGGTGTGGCATCCTTTTCCATTCAACTGGCCAAAGGACAACCGGAATTATTCCCAGAAATGAAAATCAAAGTCAGCGGCTTCAAACCTGAAATTGATAAAGCTGAGTGGACGCTGGTTACTGTCACTCATACACTCAATGACAGTGGGTTAACCTCAGCTTTGGAATTAGAGGTCAAGATTTCGGATGCTGACATGAGTGCGTAATTTGCTATAATCGCACCATTGCCTAATAAAGCTGGCAACCATTTTCACTAAGGCACTCATATTATGATGAAATGCCCCCTTTGCCACCATGTTGCGCACACCCGCAGCAGTTTTGAACACACCGCCGAAACCAAAGAGCGTTACAACCAGTGCCAGAATATCAATTGTGGTGCGACGTTTGTCAGCCATGAAACTTTTGTCCGCTGGGTGGCTAAACCGATCTTAATTGAGGCTGCCCCGCCGCATCCGGTGAGTGGTCAGCAAACTGTGATGCAATTTTGATTTCACCCTAAAAAAGATTAAGCCCCATTATATTTTTGGGGCTTTTAGGTTTATTACTCTACTAACTCAATTGGTTCTCCGGTTTTTAGATCAATTTTTGCTTTAATTGATTGTTGTACGACTCCACCGTAAGAATTGGTTCCCTTGAATATGGTTTGTACGATAGCGTAGGGAGGTTGTTTATTAAGAGCTAATCGATAAGTGGTACTCACATGTTTATAGCTTGAGTCATCATGCATGGTTTTTTTAATCATTTTTTCTAACGGACGATAAGAGCCATCCCAGCCGCTAAAATTTGCAACAAAAGTATCAAGGTTGATACGATCATCAAGTGAATTTGGATTTTTATTGAAGTCAACATAGCACCAGCCAAGCACTTCCCCTAGCTTCAAATCAGGCGATTTTGTGTAAGACATTTGGCTCAGACAATTGTAAAAAACATCAGTATTAGATTTCTCTATGTGTTTGGCAGTAATGTAACTATCAACAATCTCTTTTCGTGTCTTTTGCGGTTTCTCTCTGTAGTTTTTTAAAGTTTCGTTAGCATACTCAGAGAATTCGGGCTGCTTTTCATCATCTGCACTGATAAAATGATATATGCCTATGCCAATAGCTACTATGATGGCAATTCCTAATGCGGATTCTAGCTTTGTTATTCCCGGATTTTTAACCCCACATTTGGGACATTTTTTCTCTTTTTTTGGAACTTCTTCCCTGCACTTTTTACATTTTACTAACTTCAT